TAGCATCACTTTGCACTGATGGGGCAGTAGCACTAATTAATGGTCCGTTAGGATCGGTAGTATTAGTTCCACTTGGTAGAGGGAAACCACTACTGTCATAGTCTCTATTACCATAACCATACCATGCACCGGCGTAATTAATCATAATATCAACTTGGTCAACTACACTGTAGAACCAATTTGTATCATTAGCTGGAGCTACATTTGGCTCGCCTTCATTGGCAATATATGTAAATTCTACCCAGTTACTTAATTCTGTAGTAAAGTGTGAAGGAGGTTCACCTGATATATATGTACATGATGTTGCTGCACCTGCAGAAATTGATGTTATTTCAACAACCAAATCATTTGCTGGTGTTGCTCCACCTAAACTAGTACCTGCAATAGTTACTGTATCGCCGACTGCGTAACCAGTACCACCGGCTCCACTGATACCATCACCGTTTACTATATAAACATTTAAAATTGTGTTAACAGCAAAGGTAGCACCTGTTCCAGATCCACTAGTTGAGGTTTGAGCTACAGTAAATGCCGCACTAGTAGAATTTCCATATTTAACACCACTAGTTGTACCAATAATAAATCCAGCATCTTCTATTAACCCATTAGATACATTAGTGGGAGCAAAAGATGAATTATGATAATCACTTAAAACAATTACTCCACCTGTAGTATGAGTTAACTGAATTGCACCGTCTGTAGTTACACTTGCTGTTGTGTATGGGATTCCGGCTGCCGCCCATGCTGTTACAAAATCTGTAGCATCTGTATTATCTGCTAATGTAAACTCATATCCAGTACTTAATGTACTAGATCCGGGAATACTAACATATACTAACATATAATATGGTCCACTTGCAAAGGCTGGGGCTGTATCAGAACCAGTAATTACAGTTGGGCCAGTTGCAATTCTTTCCCACAAATAGAATGGAGCAGCACTAGCTGGATTTGTTCCAGAAGTATTAAATGCATATTGTCCATATATAGTTCCTGCAGGAATAGCTTGACCACCTGTAGCATCTAAATTATTTATTGCTGCCGAATCAGAAGTAGCTAAAGAAACATTTTTAGTTTGGAATGATTGTGTAGCACCATTGAATACTGATAGTACTGGATTTAGACCAGTGCCAGCAGAACCAACCTTTAACCATACTGAACCAGTTGGTCTAGGTGATGATTGATTGCTTCCCCATAATGGCATTTGAGCACTTGTACCATATGCAAATAAAGGTTGATTATATGTTCCAACATCAATACCTAAATTAGTAAGTGCAGTCCCTGATCCATTTGCTATAACCAAACTTGATGTACCTGAAGAAATAAGTTGATTACTAAATAAACATAATTTACCACTACGAACTTCAGCACTTAATCCAGTCCAACCTAAAGTATTAATTGCGGCAGCAACACCTGCTACATTATTATTAGGAGATGCAGGAACTGTAATAGTCGCGGTTACACCTGTTATACCTGACAAATTAATAGTAAATGTATTGGCGGCTGTTAATGTTGGATTAGAATTTGTACCTTGCACTGCAGGAGTATCTAATCTCCAATCATCCCGACCTAATTCTACCCAAACGTTGGAAGTTGTTTTGTAATAATATGTTCTATAACTTCCAGTAGGCTCAGTTGTAACTTGAATTGCATTTACAGCATAATCACCAATGTTACCTATACTACTTAATGGAACTCCTGCAGGTATATCACTTGCATTTGTGATAACAATTGGAGTTTGTAATGTAAATTGTGCTGTGGTCTGATTAAATTCATAGATACCCCATGTACTTGTAGTAGTATCTAACCAATATGTGCCGGCGTCTGGATTGCCAACTGGGCGACCTGTTTGACCTACTAAGCTAGCTAAATCAATGTCGGCACGTAAAACATAACAACGATTTGTCACACCTAATGTACTATAGGCTGCTAACAATCCATATTCGTTTAATTCATAACCCTGAATTGGGGTACCATTTGTCGTTGTATAGAAGAATGGTGAACCATATAAGTTTACTAAGTCTCGTTGACTTGTTACTTGGAATAGTTTATTTGCGTTAGCGGCCGTTGTTGCGGCTGCTACACCTGTTCCAGATGCATCAGCTTTGTTTTGCGCTGTTGCTAATAGAATAAGTGGGACTGAATTCGTTGGGGCTGGAAGATATTGACTCTGGTCAATGATCGTTACTTCTACGCCTGGAGATGTTAATGCCATTTTATATTTCCTTTATGTAAAATTTTAAGGTTTACTACCTGTTTGCATACTAATATTTATCAAATACTTATAAAAAGACATAGTTACTGTGCCTTCGAAGGTTCTGGGCATAAATACACTATGAGACCAATATGCAATACTTGTGGGAAGAATCACTCTGCCGTTAACTATAACCGAGCAGGAGTAACACACTATAGAAGTATGTGCGATGAGTGTGGTAGAAAGAAAAATAAACTTAAACCCAGAAGCCCTAAATGGAAAACTAAGGGTTATAAGAAAAAAGCCGCATGTGATTTATGCGGCTTCAAGGGACTATTCACTAGTCAAATTACCGTCTTTCATATTGACGGTAATTTAGATAACGCTGAACTATCTAATTTACGTAGTATCTGCCTTAACTGTGTAGAAGTAGTTAAAAAGAAAGAAGTTACTTGGAAACGAGGGGACTTACAGGTTGACCACTGAGTTGACTTGTTTATGTAACTCATCAATTGATCCATTATTATCAATATAATAATCATACAATAATCCCACACTACTATACTCACTAGCATGGACACTATAGTTTCCTAATTCTACCATAGCTTTTAATCTTTGTTCGCTGCCTTCGGGTTCATTATTGTAATCAACTGCGGCACTATACCATATAGGACGTTCACCCCTGCTTACACGCATTGTAATACCACCTACACTTTTGATAGAGTTAACTTCATTGACAAAACGACAATCTGTAATTACAATGTTTTCGTCTGTTTGACGTAGTTTATTCTCTACACTTGCAACCCAAATATCAGTGTGAAAGTTATTACGGCATACTTCTGTACCCCAATATTGTAAGACCCATCGAGGGGTAATATCCATACCTAAACGATTACTCCACCACTCATCACGTTGCTCACGCCAAGCTCTACTGGTTTTTGTAGAACCTTCTAAGTATTCTCTATTCCAACCAAATACACTGGCTACTGCGTCTTTTAAACTTGCCGCAAAACTAACACGTTTAAACCCGTGAAATGTGCAAAGATAGTCAGCAATTGTGTCCTTGCCGCTCGAAATCAAACCGGTAACACCTATAATCATATGGTAACTCCTATAATACATATTGTACTACAGGAATGTTGTAAAGTAAATAGTTTAGGTTAATTATCTTCCGCCACACCTTGTTGACCTTGAGCAACAGCTACATAAGCAGGCCCTGTATAACCATCTGGAAATTTATGAAAGTGTTGTATTGTTCTATGCCAACCTTCTAATAATTCATATCCATCGGATCTTTTAATTAGTATCACTGGTTCACTTCTAATACCGCCTTGTTGTTGTGCTAACCGTGCTTGTGTAGCATGTCTTTCGGCATCACGAGGAATGTCCATTCCCATATCACTAAGTCCACCGGCACGTCCTTGTAGTTTTTTTAAAGTATGAGAAGTCCATATATCCATAGTAAACTTCATATTAGGAACAAGTTGCCATTGAGTGTTTCTATTCAAACCCTCACGATTCAACATAATTAATAGTTCTCGTTTAGTTTTATCATTGTAACGACTAAATCCCGGATAGAGCCAATCTTTAACAATATAATCAGGCCAGGTAGGAACAATACTTTTAATGTATTGATACATTCTGTTTCTAACTTCGGTTAAAAATTCAATTGCTCTCATTTAGCCTTGTACCCAAGTCAATGGTTGACTGTAATCTACATAACGTTTTAGTTCTTCAATAAGTTCTTGTTGTAATTGTTTAGATTCAGCTTTCATTGCCGCACCATTCAAACTTGTGCCGCCACCTGGACCTGCAATACTTGCAAACTTCTCACGTGCTTCACCAATGATACCTTTTAATAT